TAAAGGCTTTGATAAATGCCTCTTTGATGGCGGCAGCCTTCTTCCCGGTGAAAGACATGATGATGTACATCGCGCCATCTTTTGAGATTTCATACTCAACATACTGATTCCCCTTGTGCTCATAGGTAACCCGCGAAAAGTTGCTGGTTAGAAATTCATCTGAGCAGTCGAGTTTTTCAATCTTCTGGATTATGTGATGATGCTGCTTGTCGAAGTAAGCGGCTACTTTGCGGGATGTAGTGATGACGCGATCACCTGACACGGCGACCATGTCCCGAAAGTCGATATCTGCCAAACTGGTATTCATGCGTTTCTACCTTTTAGAAAGTGAGCCTGTCTCACAGAAAAGCCGCCCGAGAGAGGTCGCCACCTATAACGGCTGTTCTCAGGCTCGCTTACTGAAAGGCTCTCGTTGATATGCGCGTGAGATGCGCGGTATGAATTGACACTGCTGTAACCAACCACTAACGGGCAGCAATGAAAAAAGCCCCGCTGTTGCGAGGCTTGGTTACTTCCTGATGCTCTGTTTTACTTCGGCCACTATTCGCTCTTGCAGGCGGCTCAATTCACCGCGATGCCGGCGATCCTGTCTCAGATAAATCCAGAACCCTATCCACGTCATAATTAAGGCGCCGATGCAGATACCTGAGAAGATGTTGTAAATCTGATAGGCGCTCATTTCGCTTCCTGCTGGCAGTTGGCTTTCCATGTCTTGTTATGCGTCAGGATGGCCCGCTTGGTGCGCTCATCCATCGTCATGATGTCCGCCTCAGTCACCAGGATAGGCTTTACCCAGTTACAGGCAGTGTCCACGACTTCAATTTTTGTTAAGCCAGTCTGTGCGCAGCTCGTCGTCAACAGCGCTGCCAGGCATACGGGAAACGCTTTCCTGCACATCTGCAGCTCCTTTTGAGGTTTCTGTCTGGCGCTGTGATGCCGCCTGCTGTGAATCGATAGCGGCTTTGGTTTCCCGCTCGCTCGCTGCCTGCTCTGCTTTGGCCTTGCCTTTAGAGTGACCAATGCCGAATGCGCCAGCCACTGCAGCGATTACCACACCGATTACAGTGAATATCAGTTCGATGGTCGTCATGGCTTGTTCTCCGGATCAAGACCAGCGTCAATCTTCTTCCCTTCGATATCTTTGTCAGTGGCGATTTTCTTCGCCCCGATATAACCCGCAGTGGCGAAACCGAAGAACAGACCGAACGTAACATCGGACAGCGTCCCTTTGTAGGCCTGCCAGCCAACTACGCCACAGCAGACGAGGAAAGCGAGAGCGGCCTGCGTGCGGCTCAGGGAGATGTTGCCGCTGCTGCCACGGAGAACGCTGAACATGTCCATCAGATGAGGCCCCGGTAAATGTCATAGCTGCCGGTGCGCATTACATCTGCGTGGCGTTTGGCGCGATTAGGCGTTTGCTTCGCCCACAGGCTGTTGAGCATGCCATCAGCTGCAGCGCTGAAGTTACCATCTGAGATCAGCTTCAGGGTGTTTTTGAACCCTGCCAGCCCGTCAGCACCCATCTGGTAGGCCATGCTAATCAGGATGTCGCGGCGCGGTGGGTTGCAGGCTGCCAGAGCTGCCGCGATGGCCGGGCGCTGGTTCATCTCGTTAACTTTCTGGTCAACGATAACCTGCTTCCATACATCGCCCACTGTACGCGGTACGCGGAAGGTGTAATTGCTCAGACTGGCGCCCTTTGGACCAATGCGGATGCCGCCGGCAACGGTTGGATATCCGAGCGTATCGAGATAGGGTGCCTCTTTGTACCCTTCCTCGACGTTTAATATCTCTACAATTTTAGACATTCAAAAATGCCCCATGGTTACAGAACTCACCGTGATACTTTTCGCGAAAAGACGCTGCGACTAAGGCAGCCAGCTCTTTATCTTCATAGTATCCAAGGAAATAACGTATCTTATTTAGCCTAAGATTCACCTTCCACTTCCCGCAAGATTTGCTGAACGTCACTCCTTTGCAGCCAGATGTGTTGTTTCTCTGTAGCGCCCTATTCCTCATATTTTCCGTCATTGTCGCAGCTCGGAGGTTTTCAATGCGGTTATCTGAAGGGATCCCATTCACGTGGTCGATGTGCTCAGGCATGTAACCATGGTGCATAAGAAATATAAGGCGGTGGGCTTTGTAGAGAGCCCCTTTTAATCCAACCAGAATGTAGCCATCTTTGTCGCTGCAACCTGCAACCGAACCAATTTTGTTCCGATTATTAGGGGACACCCGGTAAATTAGCTTGCCTTCCCTATACTCGAAGCGGTTTTCGATTTCATGCTTTAATGCAGAGACGGATAATCTCATTTGCTCTCATCCTCTTTCACAACCTGCTTAACCTTGTCGGCTGTTTTGTTTGCTGTGCGGTCCGGTATGTTGTCAACTTTCTTCTGCAGCTCGCCGACCTGTTCAGCCAGGAGAACCACTTTCGCATCACGACGATCGGCAATCCTGCGATAGTCATCGCGGATGGCGTCAATCTTCTGGTTGGCGTCATTGCTGACGTAAACGAACATGCAGGTCATGGCGATGCAGATAAGCGTCAGTACGGTAAGAACGCCGCCGATAATCAGGCTTCGTTTGTGATTCGGTTTAGTTGGTGCCATCGCTGTCGGTCTCCAGATTGGCGATCAGCCTGTTTACTTCCGTTCTGAATCGCTCATTGCCTACAGCGTTACTGGCCTCTGACATAGCCAACAGGATTCCCAGCGCGTTTTTAATCAGCTTGAGGTCCGTCTCCAGTGTGGATATCCGGCGAAGGTTTTTGTCGTGCCGCTCACGAAGCTCGTCATTTTCTTCACGAAGCAGGTTGTTGCTCTCTTTCAGCAGCTGAACCTGCTCCTTGTAGTTGGAGATGATTTCACCGCCCGCCCTGTTGCTGATGCCCAGCGAAAGAAGGCTTGCTGCTAAAGGCTTCCAGAGAACTGCGACTGCCCCGCCGCCAAATATGAGGCCGAGAACGCCAGTGATGATGCTGTTTTCACCCATGCTTAACCTCACGGGCGCTGTTTGATGTGCTGTTCATAGCCGTCTCCGGCATTGCCCGGAGGTATCCGGCCGTTTGCTGTGAAAAGTCGCCTGCTGCCACATAGGGAAATCCATGAGGTCGCTTTGATTGGCAGAGGCGAAAACGAGAAAACCCAGCTCTGCGGCTGGGCTTTTTAAATGGGTGCAGAAATGCAAAAAGCCCTCGCGGATGGTGAGTCCGGAGGGCTTTCTAATTATCACAGAGTGATGGAATTTGTACTTAGGCTTACCCTAAGAACACTTAAGGCAGCTTATGTGAATATAGTTGCTCATTTGCTCATTGATGTCAACAGGCGTTAAGCAACTTTCTTCACTTTACGCACTTTTACCCGCTCGTTCATCGCTTTTAGCAGCGGGGTATAAATGATGTACTGTGTTGCAGACAGTATTTCTTTCACCTCTCTGCGGCATGTGCTCATTGAGGGAATTTTCATGCGGTTGCCGCCACGGGTAGCTAATTTGCGCGGACTTGCGACGTGGTGGTAGTAAGATGCGATTGCGTGTTCGGTAGAGCCGTGCGCGTAGTAGCTGAGAAGGATGCCAAACGCTTTTTTATCGATGCGCATGACGGAGTCCACGACCTGAGAAATCAAGAGTCCGTCATCATCGTTACACATCGGCCGGTACGGATAGGATTGCGGCTCAACGGTCGCCATCCAGTTCGCTATCATGCTGCTCTGTCGCTTTTCCAGTCTACCCGAATATACCCAGGCTCCCCACAATTCCAGCCAGCCATTCACCCAATCATGCTGCTCCTGCGTTAGTTTAAGCTTGCGTACCGCCATGGTTCCCTCCCCTTAGTTTCAGCTCAATGCGTATCAGTCGATAGTTGATCTCCGCCATGCCGCTCATTCGCATCAGCCGCATGCGTAGCCATTTCTGTTTAAGGTATTCAGTCATGCTGTTCTCCTTTTGATAGAGCTGACTGCTACTGAAAGCCGGTAATAATCACCAGCGTCGAATACGAAGCCTTTCGCGGTATTTGACCAACCACGCTTTATGGTCTGCCTTGCCAAGCGATCTGCTTCTGCTTGAGCCTGCCTTCTGTTCATTCGCAGAATGTTGAAGTTGGCATCAGTTAATGGCCCACCAATGCCATACACCGGCTTAATCATGCCGCTTCCCTCTCTTTGACCAATGCACGCAGCAAAGCCCTGTAACGCGCTCTGATGCGTTCCAGTTCCTCTCTGGTGTATCGGTGTGGTTGGTTGTTAGATTCGATCTCCTCGACGCGCTGAAGGCCGATTTTGTTGATGAGATTGATGCGGTAAGGGCCGATGTTGCCGGAGTGGTGTGTATTACAGGATGCACACTGGCTATGTACGTTGTCCTCGTTGAAGCGTAACTGTGATGCCGCCGCTGTTGTCCTGTAGTGGCCGGCGTGGTAGCTGACCGCCGTTGTGCTGCCGCAGCTGATGCAGATATCCCCGTCCCTCGCCCTGATGTAGTCATTGAATGCCCGCTGGGTCATGTTCATCCAGTGGCTTAACGGCTTTACATCTGCTTTGCGCTTATTCCAGGCTGCACGCTGCTCTTTCTCCTGGCGCTTTTGCTTGCGCTCGGATAGCAGGGTTGCGAGTTGGATTGCACATCTGGGAGAGCAGACGGTTTGCAGGCTATTGCGGGGGATAAACTTCTCAGGACAACATTTGCACTTTTTGGGTTTCGGCGGCTTGGGCTTGATGCCTTTAGCCATCTTCCCTCCTCACCATCTCAATAGGCTCATCCTCCAGAAGAAGGCTGGCGCAATCGCTGCAGGCGTATGTTTCATTTTCCCTGAGAGGTAACCCGCATTCGATGCAGCAATTACATTTGCACGGCTCATCAGGAGGTGAGAAGGCTTTGCAGCTATCGCACCAAATACCCGGCATATAGTCATGCATACTCATCGCGCTCTCCTCATGCGGTCCCATTTGGCTTTCAGCAGCCCGTACGTGTAATCGAAGGTCTTCACCTCGCTGGCTTCCTGAATGCGCTTACGTCGCGTTCTGGTGCGCGGTGTAGGGATGAATATCATGTGGTCCATGATGATTTGTGTCGGTGACTTCCGCTGTCTGCTCATCGCGCCCTCTTCGCAAGGTTTTGGCACGTTCCGGAAGATAGCCCGGTTCTTTTGCTGATAATTGACCATGCCAGCCCCTGACTGCGGAGATAGGCGATGCGGTTACAGAATTCCTGTGAGTGAGAAAAGTGCCTGCCATGTTTCATGATTGACTCCCGAATCGGTTAGCCCATTCAGCCGCACGCGCTGATTCGTCACTAAATCTGACGTTCTGCTCTGCACCGAATGCATGGATGATGGTTATGAGGTCGCGCATCTCGCTGACGCGCATTTTGCTGGTCGATTTACCGAGAACGACAAAGCCACCGTTGATGCCCGGCACCGTGTCCTGCTGATGCTGTGCGGCGCTGAAAATATTTTTCCAGCTCTCTGAGTCCAGTTTCCGTCCGTACCACACGACTTGCTGCGAGATGTCATGTAGGCATGCCCATAAGAGAGCGTTTTGAGAAACTGTCCTGGTGGGTTCTTTGACCTCGACGATGTAGCCGCTGGGTGCTGCATATACGGCGGTTATTGCGTTTTTTCTTGCTTGGTCATGGTTGAGGAAAAACATTTGTTTATTCATAGCCCACTGCTCTTTGCGGTGACCATCCCCGCCTCAATCGACCCTGAATGCAAGATTTGCTAAGACCTGTTTTCTTACTCCACTGGCCCATTGTTAGGCGATAACCTCCAGCCTCAATGAAATGACTTCGGGTGGTATTATTTTGTTGCTGCTCTGCGGTAGCCCAGCGACAGTTTTCTGGGGAGTAACCTTTATCGACATCTATCCTGTCAATGCTGCAACCTTCAGGCCTATCTCCCATATCCTCATAGAATTTTTCAAAGCTCATCCAACGCTCACAAACTTTTATCCCTCTTTGCCCATACCATATGTATTCAGGCACCTTTGGGTTTGAACATCGCGACTTCATTTGCGCCCAAGATGTGTACGCGCCGGTGCGCCGTCCTTGCGCTCCCTGCCCGTGGGTCTGACTGGATGTCTTGACACTCTCTTTGTGGAGGCAGCCACATGATAAGGTGCGCCCCTTAATCAGCGACTGCGCTAATACAGGCTTTACTACCCCGCAATCACAAAGACATTGGTATTGCGCATGTCCTTTACCTTTAGGTGTTCTGTAGTTAGGGAGCCTTTTTTGGACAAAAAGACGCCCGAACCTTTGGTTTTTAAGGTCCATGAAAATCTCTCTGGTTTAGTTATTAGGTGGGGAGTTGCTGGATGGCGGTGATGCAGTTCTGTCTGATGCTGTTGTCTCTCAGTAGATAACGTTGCGTTTCCACTGCTACCTCCCTTCAAGTGTCTCCACGTAGTCATAGAGGTTGTCTGCTGCTGCACTGAGAAGCAGATCGATTGATTGAGTGTTGTGGCCGCCCTCGCGGATCATCTTCAGTGCGGTGAGGATAGCTGAGCGGGAGTCTTTAACAGGCTGATGCTTTGGCCTGAGGGGGATTACGTTGTTCATTTAATTTTCTCCCGCATTTAATGCAGAATCTTGCTGGGTGAACAAATCCGGGGTGCGGTATAGCGAATCGGCGTGTTTTCATATTCCATATTTCAATAACTTTGCCGAAATCAATCACCGCACTTTCCCAGTCCTTCTCGGTTACTGGCGTTGACCCTATCAACCCAGCAATGCACCCCCCTTTGGCGCAATACTCTGTCATCCTTCCCTCCCATCATTCTCAATCACCCGATAGGCGATGATGTCTCCATTCCCTGTGTGGTCCCAGCACAAGTAACAAGCCTCTGCACAGTGGGTAACTGAACCGTCTTCCCACTTGACGTTAACGATATCACCACCATTTACCGGACACTCACCACCTCCCCACTCAATCCAGCCATCATCGCCCTTCTCCTGTTGCTCCAGCACTGGCAGCGCAATCTCAAGGGCTTGCAGGTACTTCTCTTCCCTCAGGCTCAGGCCTACGTGCGGGTTAGCCTGGTGCTCACGTAGATGACCAATATCCATGCGTGCAATTTCAGCTATTAGCTTTTTCATTGTGATTTCTCCTGAAATGAAACATCGGCCTCAGCACTGGATAAATCGACTCCCAGCCATGCACACGCTTGCTTCATATCTTCTTCAGGGATGACCCGCTGCCCGTTACTGAGAACCACAACTTTGATCGTCAGATCTGGCGCAATGGTCATAAAATTCTCTGCCACGACCGTCGGTAATTCTTTGCTCATATCAAAACCCACCCTTTCTCTTGCCGCCTTTGTCGGAACGAGAATCCCACCGTGACGGTTTGGTTTTACCGAATACGAGCTTCATTAACTGCTCGCGGGTCAGACCGTGAATTACCTGTGTCATGGCGCAGCATCCTTGTACTGAAGCTCTCTGGTGTAGTTATCAGGGCTGAGCGCTGAGTCAATGAATGCTTCAAACAGCTCGTGAATGCCGTTGCAGGCTTCCACCTTCAGATCGTCCGATTTGCTGTCTGCAGTGGTTATGGAGGCGACCGTCGTAATCAGCCAGTCGCGGTACTCCTTAGCCGATTCGATGTCTCTGGCGCGGGTCGTGTACGGCGCCATGCTGATTACGTTGCTCAGTTCAGTCATGATGACCACCTTTCAGAGAAAAACGACGACGAATGTCGGCCAGATGCTCCAGCGCTTTTGCGCTGCTTGTCGGGATGTGAAGATGCGGTATCTGCCTGCGTGGGGGCGGAATTTCTTCACCAGACTCAATCCGGCGCGACATCTTGCGGAGTTCATCGCCCAGGCGTTTGCGGCACTCTGAATCTGTCAGGTTGAACGAGCGCATCTGGTTGTATACCGCTGTCACCATGTGGAAGCAGGCCGGGCTCTGCCAGGGGAAATCCTCGCTGCTGTCGTACATGCCCCGGTCCCGACAGTACAGGCGAAACATGTCGTACAGCTCTTCGTCGTCAGGCAGGCCGGCGGCGCGATGTTCACCCTGCTTACACCACTCGATAAACTGACCCGGAGACGGCAGGAACGGCGAGCCACTGGCACGGGCAAGCTTCATGCCGGCTGACAGCTGCTGCTTGTTGTGGATGCCGTTCTCAGCGAATGCGGCGATCCACTGACGCTTCGCGGCTGCTTCGTCTTTCGGGTTTCGCCATGCGGTGCTGACTGATGCCGGGAATACCTGCTTCAGATTCGAGAACAGAGCGTCAACCAGTCGCTCGACGTCTTCATGCACTCCACGCTCCACAGGGCGCGGTCCATCGCCAGCAATGCGGGCCATTGCTCCTGCATCGCGGTTTTGAATTGCTGATACGAGATTTCTCATAGGAATTCATTCTCCCAGGCTTCGCGGCTGTTCCAGTGCTGCGCGGGTTGCTGCTGCGCTGGTAGCTGCTTGCGGATAGGAAACTTCGGCTTGAACAGGCCCTGATAGCCGTTCGCTATGCTGGCGTTGATGACATCAACCGGGTCGTGTCCATCATCAAGACAGTCTTTCAGCACTGCGAAAGCTTTGGTCACAGTAATCTCGGTCTTGATTGGCTTCTTAGCGTCCTGGCGGTATTTAATCCATTCATGCCATGCCGTCTGGTTAAGCCATTCAGGGACGGCTATCGAGTAAGGGTCAAAACCTTTCGATTCCCCCTTGGGGGATTTAGGGGGTAGTTTGTTTTTATCTGTCTTTGGAATAATGTCTTTGGTGTTCCCCGTTTTCAGGGATGGCTCTCCCTGATTTCGGGGATGGTTATCCCTGTTTTCAGGGATGGTTTTTGCACCCCTTTTTCCGGGGATGGTTACAGCTACCACCGGCTTCTTGTAAGCCCATTTTTCCAAGTCTGTATTGATGCCGATATAGCGTGTCTGCCCTATGCGTCTCATGGTCAGAATCTGCCGCTCTGCAAGGTTGTTCACTGCTTCCGATGAGTGCTTTACGCTCAGGTCGGTTGTGTCAGCAATGAGGCTATTAGTTATCCGATCCTCTTTTTTCGACCATCCATATGTCAGGCGGATAATTGAATTCAGGACGCGGAATTCACGTCCTGACAATTCAACTTTGCAAAGTGCATCCTGAATCTGATTAGCCAGCCGCAGAAAGCCGTTTTCAAGGTCGGCCACATGACCTCCTGGCTTTTCTGGTATGAGTTGTTTATTAACGAAGTCCACTCGGTGCAAATTACTCATTTGAATGGCCTCCACTGTTTACATATCCAGTTAGTCCTGGCATAATTTTCTCCAGTTATTTGTGTTCGCAAATATCTATCAGGCCTCAAACGTTCCAGCGTTTGGGGCCTTTTCTTTTCCGCTAATTGCCTCAATGGTTTCCTGAACTAAACGTCCCATCGGGCTTACTTCCCATGCCATCCTTGCCGTGCAAATGACGGCAGCTATAAAGCGCCAGTCGGCACGACTAATCTTCGACTCATGGCAACCAACACCTTTAGCGAACTCTCGCCCGGTCATCTGTGAAACTGCGAGAAGGAGATCTGTCTGCGTTCTGTTGATATCGTTCTCGGTTGGTTTGCTGTAGTTTGCTGAACTCATGTTGGATAATTCTCTTGTTGAATAAGTAATTGCGCGACGGCCGGATGGCTGTCACGTATGAATCGTTAATTT